CGGTTACTCTTTCTGAAAAATTATTGACTCCAAAAAAATTGGATTTACCACTTGAAATCTGTAAAGAAAATTTAAGACAAACGTGGTCAAGTGCTTCAATGGGATTTTCAGCGCATAACGATGTAATGCCGAAAGATATTGAAACAGCATTAATTGCAGAGGTTTTAGGTGATGTTTCCGAAGTAACTGAAAGCGACATTTGGAACGGTGATGGTTCAGCAAACGGACACTTTGGAGGATTTATACCTTTGTTTGATGACGATGCGGACGTAATTAAAGCAAACAACGGAATTGTTCCTTTGGAAGCGGCTATTGATAAAGATAACGTTATTGAAGAAATCGAGAAAGTATTAAATGCTATTCCTGTTGCAGTTCGTAAAAGCCCAAATTTAGTATTCGGAGTTTCTGATAACGTTGCTTTGGCATACACACAAGCTTTGGTTTCAGCAGGAATAAACAACGGTTTAGGTTCTAATGATTATCAATTGAAATACGGTCGTTACACTTTGGAAATAATCGGAGGTTTAGCTGATAACACGTTTGTTGCTTACGAACGCAAAAACTTGAATTTCGGTACCGGTTTACTTTCAGACCATAATAGTTTACGTATTCAGGACATGGATTCGGTCGACCTTAGCGGTTTCGTTCGTTTTAGAATGGTTTATACAGCAGGAGTTCAATACGCTAACTCTAACGAAATTGTTTGGTATTTATCAACAACAGCAGTTGACTAAGAAATTAATTTAATTATAAATCAAAAGGGTGGTGCAATAAACACCACCCTTTTTTAATACAAAAAAATATGAGTTGTTTAGTTTTAAATGGTCGCAACGAGTCTTGTTACGATTCAGTAGGTGGAATTGATGCTATCTATTTCGTTAATCGTGGGACGTATGTTTACCCAACAGACGTGACGTTAGCAGATGACACGATTACCGCAATTACGGGAATTACAGAAATTTTTAAATATGAATTACGTGGAGTTAATTCATTTGACCAAACGCAAACGCCAAGTTCGGATAACGGAACTAATTTTGTGGCTCAAGCGTTAACGGTTCAATTGAAACAATTAACACCAACGATGCATAAAAACTTTAAGTTGATTGCATACGGAAGACCTAGCGTAATTGTTAAAAATAGAATGGATCAATTTTTCTTTATGGGAATTGAATACGGAGCTACAATGACGGCAGGTTCTATTGTTACAGGTGCGCAAATGGGCGATATGAGTGGTTATAATATCACTTTAACAGCAAACGAGCGTATTCCTGCAAATTTCTTGAATTGCACAACTGAAGCGGGGTTGGTTGCTTTACTTGACGATGCAACAGTAGTTACAGATTAATATTACTTTTTATTGGTTTTAGAAAGGGAGTTTAGCGACTCCCTTTTTTCATTTTAAAACAAAATAGAAACTTTTAATTATATAAGTATGCAAATAGTAACAGTAACACAACCGCAGATTTTAAGATTGATGCTAATTAGCGGAATTGATGAAATTGTGTTGACTGACGAAGCGGAAAACGTTCCTACAATTTATACTGAATTTACAACTATTGATAAAGGTTATTATTACGAAATTACAATTGATTTAAATTTAGTAAATAATAGATTTTATAAAATCGAAGCTAAATTTGAAGATACTTTAATTTGTTACGATAAACTTTATTGCACTGACGGAACGGATAACAGATATACGCAAAGAGTTACACAAAACACGTTTATAACATTATGAGTAATAATAATAATACTTTCGTTTTAAATTTAGCGGAATACGAAGCGCCGAAAATTATCGAGTCGAAACAAAAAGACTGGGTGACTTTTGGAATTGATAATTCGTACTTTCAATATATCATAGACCGCTATCGAAATTCGACCACCAACAATGCCGTTATCAATGCAATAACACATTTAGTTTATGGACGTGGATTGAGTGCCTTAGACGCTTCTAAAAAGCCAAACGAGTACGCTCAATTGATGGCTATGTTATCGAAAAATGACGTTAGACAAATAGCGACGGATTTTTATATGTTTGGGCAGTGCGCTATTCAAGTTCACTACAATGATAAACACGATTCAATTATTAAAGGTTTTCATATTGCGGTTAATTTATTAGCACCCCAAAAATGCGATGCGGACGGAAATATAAACAATTATTTTTATTCAGACAATTGGGGAAACACACGCGAGTTTGTACCGAAATTAATTCCTGCTTACGGAACGTCAACTGAAAAAATCGAAATACTTTATATTCGTCCTTATATGGTTGGAATGAAATATTTTGCAATGCCGTCTTATATTGGTGGTATTGGATATGCACTACTCGAAGAAGAAATACAAAACTATTTAATCAACGATACTCAAAACGGATTCAGTGGCACTAAGGTTGTAAATATTATTGGAGAATTTACCGAAGAACAACAGCGAACACGAAGCAACCAAATTCAACAAAAGTTAACAGGTGCGCAGGGTAAAAAAGTAATTGTTTCTTTTAGTGGTTCTAAGGAACTACAAACAGAGGTTACTGATATACCATTGAACGACGCGCCAGAGCATTATCAATACCTTTCAACTGAATGCACTGAAAAGATTTTATTAGCGCATAAAGTTGTAAGTGGTTTAATTTTCGGAGTTGCAAAAAGTAGCGGTTTTAGCTCAAATGCGGATGAATTAAAGACGGCAACAGTATTGTTTGATAATATGGTTATTAGACCTATTCAAGACCGTTTAATCGAAGCTTTTGATACAATGTTAAGCTTTAACAAAGTTAGTTTAAAGTTGTATTTTAAAACTTTGCAACCTTTGGAGTTTGTGGACTTAGAAAATGCACAAACAGCAGAACAAGTAGCCGAAGAAACGGGAACGGAATTAAGTGAACAAGTTGATTTAAGTTCGTTCGGTGAGGAAGTAAACCCCGATTGGATATTAATTGATGAATTCGAAGTTGACTACGATACCGACGAACAAGAGAACGAGCTATTAAGTAAAGAACCGAAAGTTGAATTAAGCGTTTTAAAACAAATAATAAATTTAGTTTCAACGGGCGTAGCTTTTCCAAATTCAAAAAGTGAACAAGACGAAACAATCGACGGAATTAAATTTATTACACGTTACGTTTATGCGGGTGAAGACAAAGCAAACAGCCGTTCTTTTTGCCGTTCAATGAAAAGATTTAATAAAATTTACAGAAAAGAAGATATTGAAAGAATGAGTGCAACTTATTTGGGCGATGCTTACACAAATGCAGACGGTCGCTTAGTTGGTTGGGGTCCAAAAGGTGCATTAACTTTCGACAGGTGGATTTTTAAAGGCGGTGGTAACTGTTTTCATCGCTGGAATAAACAAGTTTATGCTTCGTTTAGTGGAGGTGGAATTGATGTTAATTCACCAAATGCAAAACAAGTGGCGGTTCGTAAAGCTGAAAAATTAGGTTACATAATTAAAAATCCTGCTTTAGTTTCGGTTCGACCAATTGATATGCCTAATCGTGGATTTTTACCTAAATAATTAAAAGATGGCAACAGTTTTATTAATATCAACAGATGACGTAACCAAATTTACCACGATGTCGGGAAATATGGACGTTGATAAATTTATACAATATATCGATATCGCTCAATCGCTTCGACTTGAAGAATATTTAGGAAGCGATTTATTGGAAGCGTTACAAACTAAAATCGAAAACGAAGATTTAACAGGTCAATATTTGCACTTAGTAAATAAGTATTGTAAACCAATTTTAATTCACTACGCAATGGTTGAATATTTACCTTTTGGAGCGTTTCAAATAGCTAATAAAGGAATATTTAAACACACCGCAGAAAACAGCGAGAGCGTGAATAAAAACGATGTTGATTTTCTTATTCAAAAAGAACTTTTAATTGCGCAGGGGTTTGTTAAAAGAATGATTAGATATTTATGTTTAAACTCAAATGATTTTCCTGAATACACTTTTAACAGCAATAACGATGTTAATCCGATGCGACAAACAAATATTGGTGGATTTTATTTAAACGAGGGTAATGAAAAAGACTACAGCTGTAGAGGTTGGTACTTGTAAAAGATACAAACCAAAGAAAGAAAACGTTAAGAAATTAGAATTGTTCTTAAAGAAAATAGAAGAAAATGAGTATAAAAATAAGTGAATTACCTGTTGGAAGTGCATTGAGCGGAACGGAAGAAATTCCAATTGTTCAAAGTGCGACTACAAAGAAAATTACAGCGCAGGACGTTGCGGATTTAACTGTTTGGGGTGGAATTGGTGGAGATATTACAGACCAAACAGATTTAATAACGGCTTTAGATTTAAAAGTTGATGAAGTACCTGGTAAAGGATTAAGCGCAAACGATTTTACTGATATACTTAAAACTAAACTAGATGGAATTGAAGACGGCGCACAAGTTAATTTCACAAACACAAGCGATTTAATTAACGATGGTGAAGACGGCGTAAATCCATTTATTACGGCTTTAGATATTCCAACGGCAGGTCAAGCAGGAACGTTGGTTCGCGAGGTTAAGAATATGACTGGCGCAACTTTAACAAAAGGAACTGTTGTTTTTATTTCAGGTGCAAATGGAAATAAACCAATCGTCACAAAAGCTTTGGCGGTAAGTGATGCTTTGAGTTCAAGAACGTTCGGATTACTTCAATCGAATATACTTAATAACGGCGTTGGATTTTGTGTTGTAATTGGTGATTTAAGCGGTTTAGATACTTCAGCTTTTACCGAGGGTGCACAATTATATCTTAGTGGAACGGTTGCAGGAACGTTTACGGAAACGAAAACTTTAGCACCAACGCATTTAGTTTATGTTGGAAAAGTAACACGTTCACACCCGACGCAAGGTCAAATTGAAGTGCAAATACAAAACGGTTATGAACTTAATGAAATTCACGACGTTGCTATTTCAAGCGTTGCAAACAATCAAACGTTAGTTTATGAAACAGCAACAACACTTTGGAAAAATAAAGCGTTAACAACAGATGAAGTTGCTGATTCAACAAATAAACGATATGTAACGGATGCAAATTTAACCGTAATTGGAAATACAAGTGGAACGAATACGGGTGACCAAACGTTCTTTAATCCAAGAGTTCAAACGGTAACATCTAGTGCAACGGTTACAGCAGTTAGCACAAATGATATAGTAACAATTACAGCGCAGGCGGTTGGTTTAACGTTAGCAAATCCAACTGGAACATTTGTTGAAGGTCAATCTTTGATTATTAGAATTAAGGATAATGGAACGGCAAGAACAATAGCTTACGGCACTAATTTTAGAGCAATAGGAGTTACCGCACCGACAACAACGGTAGCAAATAAGACTACTTATATTGGTTGCATTTATAATTCAACAGATACGAAATTTGATATTGTAGGGACATGTACAGAAGCCTAATCTCTTTAATGCCAAAAACAGTTGACGATGCACAAGCGTTTATCACAGCGGCTGGAATAACTGACCCAACACAACAAAGTGCAATTATAACTTTGGTTACTGACTTGAAAGCATATGGAATTTGGACAAAGTTCAAGGCTATTTATCCAATAGTTGGAGGCACAGCTTCAAGCCATAAATACAACTTAAAAGACCCAAGAGATTTGGATGTTGCATTTAGATTGACCTTTGCAAGCGGTTATACTCATAGTACCAATGGAATGTTACCTAATGGTACAAGTGCTTTTTCTAATACATTTTTAAATCCAACAACAGTATATGCAGTTAATAATAACTTTCACCTTTCAGTATATTTAAGAACAAATTCGGCAATTGAATCAGTAGAAATTGGTGCAAATAGTGGAACTTCATACAATCTATTAAGCATTAGAAGAGCTGGTAATATTTCATATTTTGGAATAAATACAGCAACTACATTTGTTCAATTAGCAGCGGACACTAATTGTGCTGCAATGTATTTAGGGAATAGAATAGGTACAACAATGACTGGTTTTAGAAATTCTACATTAGTAGGTACAATAACTCCAGCCGTATCAACAAGACCAAATAATAACATGGTTTTATCTGGTTATTCTATCAATGGACTTTTACAACCAAGTTTTTATTCAAATAGACAGATGGCTTTTGCTTCAATAGGTGACGGTTTAACAAATACAGAATCAGCTAATTTTTATACAGCGGTTCAAGCATTTCAAACAACTTTATCTAGACAAGTATAATGGAAGGTAGAATAGTAACAACAGAAACAGCGGAAAGTCTACAAAATGTATTCTTTGACAGCGACACATTTTTTAACTTTGTTCAAGATATTAATGAAGTATATTTCTTATTTTTGAGCAGTTCAGATGAAGTTGATATTTCACCAACTGAATACGCATATTTATTAGAAATTCCTTTGAGTGAATACATACCAAAACAAACACCGATTATCAATGAAAACTAAAATTACTCTTTTGCTATTATCTTTTTTCTCAATATTAACACCTATTAAACCACTTGTATTAATTGCGGTTGTTTCAATCATTTTAGATACTTGCTTTGGAATTTGGCGAAGTTGGAAGAAAGGTCAAAAGATACGTTCACGTAGACTTTCACACACGATTTCTAAGAGCCTTTTATATAGTGGCGCAATAGTATTTATATTCTTATTAGAAAAGTTTGTTATAAGCGATATTTTAGGGCATTTTATAGCTATTGATTTGGTATTAACAAAAATGTTTACTTTCTTTTGCGTGGTAACTGAATTAAAGTCGGTTAATGAAAGTTACGAAAGTGTAACGGGCAAAGATGTTTGGAAAGCATTTGTAAATTTTGCGAAAAGAAGCAAAGAACAAATTGAAGATTTAAAAGATTAATCGTATATTTACATTCCATATTGTGTTTTTAGGTTAATTAAAGTCGTTTGTTTATTCAAACGGCTTTTTTTTATGCTTGATTTTCAATGAGTTATAAAATAAATTAAAAATAAATTAATAAAAGTGTATTTAATTAATAAATAGTACTTATATTTGTAGACACTAAAACGGTAAAACAAATGGAAAATTTATTA